ATCGTAATCAAAGATGGATGGCAAGCATCGGCTTCAACAACTTCAGCATTTGGAGTTAGTGTAACCAGACAAAACTGCGATGACTTGAAAGTTCAAGTGCGAGCAACAGCATCAAACAAATGTGATGTATGGGTATATTTACCTTGGGCATATAGCTGGGGGACATATACGATTGCAGGAAAATATACATCTTGGGAAACATCATCTACAACTCAGACTACCGAGCCAATAACTGGAACATTACAGGATTTGGCATATCGTATGAATTCAGAAAATGCAGCCAAAACAGCCACCAACTTTATGCAGTTTACTGATGGGACCGGATTGGAAGTTGGTAATAAAACCAGCGGATCTTGGTCTGGCTATCGGACTAAGATTTCAGCATCAGCATTTGAAATTCTTAACCGGGCAGGAACGACACTCGCATATTATGGTGATAAGTTGATCCAGCTTGGAAAGAACGCAAAAGATGCGGTTATTGAGTTATGTGGCGGTGTCGGTAAGATTTTGGTTGAAACAAAATCCGGCAATGCGGCTCTGTCAATCCAGAGCGAATATGTAGATATTAAAGGTGTCCACGAATCTGTATTGGAGACATCAAGTTCTTCTGGAAGCTGTATAGCCGGGGCTGTTGACGATTCTTTCGTTGTAAATACTTACTCAGATGCCAACAACAAAGCAAACTTCGATATTGGTAACGGTAGCATTATTCTTGAATCAAAGAAGAAAGGTTATCAGGCAGAGGTCGAATTTTATGGCTGTGGCTGGTCTGGAGGAGTGTATACTGGAGCGTTCGCACCGACCAAGGCGTACTCCGAAAAGATTATGCTAGGAGATAGTGGAAGAGTATGGGAGCGTTTGATTGTTAAAAACTCCCCACAGGTCACATCCGATCGCCGCGCCAAAACAAACATATTTCCACTCGGTGAGAGCAAGATCAATAAGACGGATATTCATTCAGAGCTGTTCGATCGCTTAAAACCAGTTCAGTATCGGATGATTGACGGTGATGGGCGCATTTGTTATGGATTCGTCGCACAGGATGTCGTAGAAGCCATGCGAGAACTAGGAATCCGAGAAGACGAGCTGGATCTGGTACACCACGACAGGAAGAACACTGAGGATAGCTATATTGATACTTATAGTATGGTATATACCAATTTGATTGCGATAATAACGCATGAGCTTCAACTCGAAAAGCAAAGAAGATCGAACCTTGAAGTAGAGGTTGCGGATCTAAGAAGTGAACTTGAATCCATGAGAGATAATATCTCTGGAGATACAAATTAATTTTTAGGAGGACAAAAATATGGCAGTATCAGCAACTTACACAAAGGACATTCATTATTCTGGAATCATCACAGTTGATGGCGAGACTGTTGTGTCTATGGACGCCAATATGGATGCAAAACATCCGGATGTTCCAATCATCAATCGCTACATCAATAATGGAAGAAAGTACAGAGAGAACAAAACAGATATCGATGATATTGTTGATAAATTTGAAAATGACATCTGGACTGAATATGATGAATATATCGCAAAGTTAGAAGTAGAAAACACAAAAACTGTATCGGAATAATTTAGTACATATTCTTTACATACCATTTTCGGTCAAGCCATTCATATATTAAATATATTTGGTGTGTTTGATCATCTATTTCGCATTCGCAAGTGAATTGAATATATGTTATATACTTTACTTGTGTCTTCATTGTTACAGGAATAGAGCCATGTTCTTTATACCTGAAATACAAAGGCATGACTCTTCCTTCTGTATCGAAAGACGCAATTACTGGTACTGGTATTATATTTTGTTTGTTATACATACAATCATCTCCTTTACTGTTAATTTAACATATTATCAATTATTGTCAATGGGTGATATAAAATAAAAAGGAGGAAGTAATGAGCAAAAAGTTAAATGAACAAGGTTTATCTCATTTATGACTAAGGCGAGAATACTCGCCACTTTAGTGGTGAGATGAATCGCCCCCACGTATAGAGGGATTGAGATTATTAGAAGTGACTTAAAAATATTAAAAACGGTTGGAACAATCGAGATAGCTTGGTAAATATTCTTGCAATTGTAAGAAGTTCCCAAGAATCACGCCACTTTAATGGTGTGAGGTTCAAAAACAGATTTTAATGGAAATAGAACAGACATTGTAAAATCGTTTGTTCTATTTTTTATACTTAGAAACGAGGTAAATACAAATGGATGAAACTTTTATTTCAAACGATCAATATCCATCTTCTCCAATGAGTGATCAACATTCTACAGCCACTATTTCAGAGAAGATCGTAGATGTATCAAATATTGGTACATTTGTTATGGGAGAACATAATTCTTCTATGATTACTTTTCAGATTGAACGGTATTATGATGGTGTCGATCTGTCTGATAAGAAAATTAAAATTGTATATAAAAATAGCAATGGTATTTACGAATCAGATGATACAGAAATTTGCAATGTGAAATATTCTCAAAAGTCTCTACGTTTTTCATGGGTCGTTTCAAATAATGTAACACAAACAACTAAATTCATTGCTTATATTTGTTTTATTTCGGAAGATTATTTACTGAAAACAGAGAATTTTACTGTCCAAGTCAAATCATCTTTTGATCCCAGTACAAGTGAACCTTCTGCTAATTGGTTTGTAACAATTGAAGGCAAGCTTGAGAAAATCGAAAAAGATATTGCAAATAATCATGTATATGATTGGGCGAAACAACCTGAGAAACCAACTTATACTCCTGAAGAGATTGGTGCAGAAAAAGCTGGCACATCCGATGGAATTTTCAGAAGTGCTATGAAGTATACGGACGGAGAAATCTCAAGATTAGAAGATACGGTTATTCCTGATAATGTAGCAACATTAGAACAAAAAATCACAGACCTTAATCAGTCCGTAGTTAGTTTACAAGATGCCAAAGCAGAAAAAGTACATACACATTTAGTTGCAAATATTACAGATTTTCCAACAAGTCTTCCAGCAAGTGATGTGTATGATTGGGCAAAAGCAGAAACTAAACCAACATATACTCATGATGAGGTTGGCGCACTCTCCTCTTCTACTCATATTCCGTCTACATTAGAAGAAATGACGGATGATCAAAATCATCGAACCGTGTCTGATGTCGAGAAGAAAACATGGAATGCTAAAAGTGAGTTCTCTGGTAGCTATAACGATTTAACAGATGTTCCAGAAATCAAACAACTCACTGATGATCTAAAAGCAAAATATGATAATGCAGCTACTCTTGCCACAACAAATAAGAATACGTTGGATACACATGCAATACAAACAAAAGAATTATTGGAAGGCCTAAAAAATGGATATGTTGAATATCAATTGACTTGGATAGAAAACGAAGAGGTTGTAAGTACTGGAAAATTTATTTCCCAAGATGGATGGAAAAGAACAACATATGTTGATATATGTGATGCCGAAAAGATATTTGTACCTTCTTCTTTTTCGGTTGATGATTTACCTGATTCGTTTCTATATACTGCTGTTTGGTTCGATGAAAATCATAAAAGTATTGAAGATATGTCATTAGAAGAAATGCTCCTCGTCTATACTGTTCCTCCGACTAATGCTAAATATTTTGTTATTAGTTACAGTCCAATGTCATTAAATATCCCAATTGCCAAAATTTGCGAACTAAAAGAAGGATTCCGAACTACCGCCTCTGGACAATATTCACATGCAGAAGGTGATGGTTCTGTTGCTTCTGGAAATTCTTCTCATGCAGAAGGTGATGGTTCTGTTGCTTCTGGAAATTCTTCTCATGCAGAAGGTCATACAAGCGCAACAGGAGAATGCTCACACGCAGAAGGAATCAACTCACATGCAAATGGAAGAGCGTCACATGCAGAAGGAATAAATACTCTTTCCGAAGGGGCATCATCTCATGCCGAAGGAGGTGATACTGAAGCAAAAGGAAAATATTCTCACGCAGAAGGATGCAACACAAAAGCCACTGGTAATCAATCTCACGCTGAAGGATATAGTACAACTGCTTCTAAGGTATCTTCACATGCTGAGGGCGATTCTACCAATGCTTCAGGAGATAATTCTCATGCTGAAGGCAAAAAATCCACCGCATCTGGAGCGCAATCTCACGCAGAAGGAATAAGCACAAGAGCTTCTGGTGAGGATTCACACGCTGAAGGAAGCAGCACAATTGCATCTCAAATGTGCGCTCACGCAGAAGGTGGTAACACACAAGCGATAGCTTCAGTTGCACACGCAGAAGGTGGCAATACAATAGCTTCTGGTATGGCTGCTCACGCAGAGGGAAATCAAACTACAGCATCTGGGCCATCTTCGCATTCAGAAGGTATGTCTACTTCCGCATCTGGCGAACAATCCCATGCGGAAGGTGTAGGTACGAAAGCCATTGGAAATTATGCTCATGCCGAAGGAGCAGGATCGATTGCACAAAATATGGCTTCACATGCAGAAGGCACTAATACAAAAGCACTTGGCATGTATTCCCATGCGGAAGGATATCTATCAGAAGCTCGTAATGATTATGCTCATGCTGAAGGATGCGAAACTATTGCTATTGATTATGCCCACGCAGAAGGAAATAAATCTCAAGCTTCAGGCAAATACTCTTATGCAGAAGGAAATACCACAACAGCTTCTGGTATGTATTCGCACACGGAAGGTAATACCACTACAGCATCTAGTGACTATGCTCATGCGGAAGGTAATGGTTCTACAGCTTCTGGAGTTTGTTCTCATGCAGAGGGACAAGGTACTACTGCGTTAGGAAAATATTCTCATGCAGAAGGAAATTTCACGAAAGCAAGTGGTGATTTTTCACATACATCTGGTTCTTATACCCAAGCAACGCATAGTTGTCAGTATGCCGTAGGTTGTGGAAACGATCCTCAAGCAGATTCACTTTTTGAAGTTGGCAATGGATTAAATGCAGAAGGTAATTTAATCGATGATACAACAACGGTATTTGATTTAAAAACACGTAGAAATGCATTCAGAGTAACTAATACTGGTTATGCGATAGCTCAAACTGCTTTACAGATTGGTGAGACAGTAATTACGGAAGACCAGTTAAAGCAACTAATTCAGCTTATCACTAACGCTGCTTGATCAAATAACATTTAGTTGATTTAAAAGTATTTATAAGAAAAACAATGTAGCAATTAAGCACTGTAGGATTAGTAATTCTATTGGTACTTAATTGCTACATTTATTATTTTTGTGGTATACGAGGAAAATTTATGAACAAATTAAAACTTTTATACACTTCTCTTCTTTGTCATATCTTCATTTTTTTATTTTCTGGATCAGTTTATTACGGTATAGAAGTCCTCTTTAAAAAATCTCATACGTCACATTGGTCAATGTTCTTATTAGCAGGATTTGCTGGTTTATTTTTTATCGATGGATTAAATGACTTATTTTCATTCGAAATGGATTATTTACTACAGATTCTAATTTGTAGTATTGCTATTACGGTTGGTGAATATCTGGTTGGTATTACTCTTAATCAGAATTATACTATATGGGATTACAGAAACATGCCATTTAACATTGGTGGACAAGTATGTCTGCCGTTTTGTTTTATATGGATGTTTTTGTCTGCGATTTTTATTCCATTTTTAGACTGGGTAGAATGGGCAATCTTTGATCATAAACAATCTGAAAAACCTTATTATAAGATTTTCGGAAAAACAGTTTTTACATTTAAATAATTTGATGGGAGGTATCTATATTGGTATCTCCCATTTTTTATGTTGGAGGTGATTTTTGTGACAGAAAAAGAATTCGTTGAAAAAATAGGTAAGCTCGCCGCCGAAGATATGAAGACAAGTGGAATTTTAGCATCAGTTACTACTGCCCAGGCTTGCTTGGAATCTGGATACGGAACAACAGAATTGGCAAAGAATGCAAATAATTTATTCGGAATGAAAACAAGTCTTTCTGGCAACACATGGACTTCTGCTTGGGATGGAAAGAGTAAATATACGAAGAAAACAAATGAGCAAACCAAAGATGGGAAAGTTTATGTTGTAACTGCTGATTTTCGAAAGTATGCAGATATCCTGACTAGCATCAAAGACCATTCCTGTTATCTCAATGGAGCGATGAATGGAAAAGTAAAAAGATATGCTGGTTTATCTGGTTGCAAAGACTACAAAACGGCAGCGCAGTTAATTAAAAATGGCGGATATGCAACAGATATAAAATACGTTGACAAATTATGTAGTTTAATCGAACGCTGGAATTTGACTCGTTTCGATAATTTTGGAAAGGAGAATGATAATATGAATATTATAGATGTTACAAGCGCAAGTAAATCATACGTTCCACAGTGGGGAAACAAGAAACAGTATATTGTCGTTCACTATCTTGGCGTAGCAGGACAGAATAACAAAATTAATTCAGATGGATGTGGTGCGCATTACTATATTTATTGGGATGGTACGATTTATAAAGCAGCAGACCATAATGCTATCCTTTGGCAAGTAGGCACTGCAGGATACTATACTCAAAAACATCCATATGCAAGAAATAGTAACTGTATCGGAATCGAGATGTGTCCTAAGTGTGATGGATCTGGAAAATATGCAGAAGATCCAACATGGTATTTTACAGAAGCAACGCAAAATGCTTGTGTGCAATTAGTAAAATATTTGATGGGACAACTTGGCGTAGGTGCGGATCATGTACTTAGACATTATGATGTTGTAAATAAATATTGTCCTGCGCCATACGTTACTAATAACAAGTATAAAACTTCTTGGACTTGGAGCGAATTTAAAGCAAAGCTAGGTTCTACTTCCACTCCTACTGTTACACCGTCCACACCAGCACAAACAAAAACATATAAAGTTGGTATGTATAAGGTAAATTGTGATCTTCATATCAGATCGGATGCTACTGTTAATTCAAAAGTTGTCAACACTATTCGAGATCGTGGCACATACACAGTAACTGAAATTAAGAATAACTGCTGGGGAAAACTAAAATCCGGAGCCGGTTGGATCAATGTCTCGGATGAATATTGTACGTATGTTGGTGTAGTAACCACTGCAAGTAAACCAGTGTCTAAACCAACCGCAAAGCCAGCTACGCCTGTATACAAAGTGGGAAAATATAAAGTTAATTGCGATGCTTTAACAATTAGAAGCGATGCATCAAGCAAGGCAAGTGCAACTGGAAGTATTCGTGACAAAGGAACTTATAATATCACTGAAATCAAAAATACATACTGGGGTAAACTAAAATCAGGTGCAGGTTGGATTTGCATTGACAAAGATTTTTGTACTTATGTCGGTGCTTTGGATAAGCATACCACTGTTGTAAATAAAGAATTTCAAATTGCAGTTAAGGAAAATGGTATCAGAGTTCGTGCTTCTGCTGGTCTAAGCGCTAGAATTGCCATTGGTTCTTGCCCTATTGGAACATATACTATCACAGAAACAAAAACTGCTGATGGATATACATGGGGTAAATTGAAATCTGGTGCAGGATGGATAGCAATTGAATGCTGTGTTAGACTATAATAAATATACACGTAAAATAAGAAAAGCCGCCTTCATCGGGCAGCCAGAAAAGAAATTTTTCTTTTTTCACCATCATATGAAACAACCGTTTCATCAGTGCAAAAATAGTATATCATATAAGATAAAATGATGCAATAATTTTATGGGGAATATCAATTAATTTTGGTATTCCCCATTTTTTTTACGCTTTTTATTATTTTTCTGTATTTTTAGGTACGTTTCAGGATATCTGTATTGTAGTATATCCATAGCTTTTATCATATTTTTTTCTATTATGTGTACCATACCCTTTAATTCGCTATATGAAATATAATCGCTGTCAATTTGATCGACAATATATTTTATTTTATCGACCCAATGATCCTCTATTGGTTTTTCTTTTGTTTTAATATACTTATAGCATTGTGGCATATAATAAAAATCATTTCTTCTGATGTCTTGACAAATTTGTTGCATAAAAGCATTAAATCCTCCTACAGTTAATCTTCTAACTTTGTCAGAATTCTTAAAATATAAGTCAATATAATATTCAATTTTAGGATAATACTTTTTATCTAATTCAGAATACCTCTTTCCTTTAGGCGGTATATTCCTACTGCTACTATGTGCATAATTTTGGCTTATTAATTTTTGTTTTTCAACTTCATATTGACCGTTAATTATTTTACTTACATTACAAGGTAAAATATGATATTGTTTCGCAAGCTTGTTTATGCCGTTATCTTTTGTATAC